ATACGGACGGAACACTGGCTTATGAGACAGATGAACCTATAGATCCTTCAATAGTAATCCTTGATTTCGATCTTGATCTTACCTATGCTACTGGACCTAGTGGACCTTCTGGTTCAATAGATAACTTGGTTATTAATAGACCTGTACCAAATTGCTCTAATGAGAAGTCAAACAGACCAGTTGTTTTTGATGATTGCAACTACACTTTTAATCCCTATGCAATAAACAAGGCTGTTAACCTGTATAAGGATTTAAGCTTGGTTGTAAACAAGGTATTTGGGTTTGAGACAAATTATTATTCAGTGCAACCACAAGCTAGAGGTAAAGACGTAGTGTTGAAGGAGTATACTTTATTTGATGTTGTAGATGAACAATGTGTGAAGGTAATGGTTCCTTCAAATCAATTTCCAGATAACCGAACAAATTATGATCCCTTCGGAATCCAGTTTGACGAACCGTTCGAGATTCATATAGATAAGACCTATTTCGAAAACATTTTTGGAAGAGGCTCACAACCAAGGAAGAGAGATATTATTTACTTCCCTTTAACCAATAGGATCTATGAAATAAATTCTACCTACTTGTTCAGGGATTTCATGTATTCTCCGGTTTACTACAAAATAGAGCTTAAAAAATATAGTCCTAAGTCTAATACGTATTTCAAAGACCCTGCTTACAAAGAGGAATTAGATGGAATTGCACTTACTACAGAAAAGCTATTTGGTGCAGAGGTTGAAGCTGAAGAGCAAAAAATAGCTAAGCCAGAGCAATACTCCGATAGTACGCAAAGAAGACAAGAGGACCCAACCAGGTCTTATATCTATAAGAATCTTCCTATAGTTGGGTATGATCTCAATAACAACTGGACAATAGTGTTTAACAACTACTACGATATGTCGGATGCTTTTGTTTCTGATTCAGAATTCGTATATCAGCCTAACAAGTATCGAGAAGCACTTAGGTATAAAAACAGACCTCTATTGGAGAGCGATGGTGAGGTATCCTACACCTGTTGGTTTAGTTTGAAGAACTATATTAATGAGGATAGCTTGGCTAAAAAACCATACTCTCCAGCACCAATCACAAAAGTCTCAGAGGATGCTAACCAAATTTTATACAGCTCTCACCCATATAAACACAATTTAACCCCATTTAGGCAATTTTCGGATAACCCGGAAGGGTATGTTGCAATTAGTACTGATGCTAACCATTCGGGAGGATTCAAGGTTCTAACTACTCCTGATGAGTTTAAATTTTCTGTTGCAAATCCAAATCTTCCTTATGCTAAGAATACTGCAAATTGGAAAATGCAAAAGGCACAAGCAAGGAATCTAATTGATGGAACCTATATCGATGGCTCTGGTTTGTTAAAAGGCATGAGGATAGACTTAGTGCATTCTGGTACCAACGATGCTGCAAATAATAATTATGTACAACAAGGAAGCATTGAGATTATCTTAAACGATCTTACGTATGATTCCAGATTGCAATTTACTCCAGAGCAGGGAGAGTGGTATGGATTGGTTGTTAATATAAGTAACAAGTATAAGCAGATGGGAATTAACATCTGGAAAATGTCGTATGATCCAACAAATCCAGGTGCACAACAATCATCAGATTTAGTTAAAGTGCACGAAGATTATAGGACGTTAACCAAATCTTACATTTTTGATGCTCCCTCTGATATTGAGACAAACGTAAACAACCCATTCTATGGGACGGATAATAACGCTTACAAGATTTACACATCCCCGCTCCTTTTATCGAATGTAAGACTGTTTAAGAACATGATAGATATTGATAAACAATCAATTGTCCTTAACCAGAACACTGTAAGGGATGAACAACTAGCATATATTATAGATAACGCTAAACCACAATTGATCCTACCTAAATTCGCAAGAAATAGGTAATTAACAGAATTGATATGCCAAGAAGAAAACCGAAACCAGAAAGGGTAGTCGAAGAAAAGATAAAAGAAAGTCTTGATTCTATACTGCAAGATGAAAATCTTGATTTTGATGCAGTAACAGCAGATGAGCTTCCTAGGCTAAAAACCACGGAACTTATGAACTTTAGTGAGGCTACTCAAACTACGGGTACTGATGCTAAGGGAGTTCTTGATTCCATAGTTAAGTTTTATCTTGATGAGAACCTCATAGACCAAACCGATTACATCGAATACAAGAAGAAGATTGATTCGATGAACATCGCCTCTATGATGCTTCAACTTAAAACTGCACAGCACGCTATAACCAAGCTACTTGAAGAAATAGATCTTGGAAACGCCAATCCAAGAATGTTTGAGGTTCTTGCACAATTGCAATCTCAAATTATGCAAATGCCTAAAGACTACCAAACATATGTGCAAAAGATGGAGGATGGTTACAAATCAATAGCTACCCAATTGGAGGAAAAAAGCAATTCAGGATCATTTCAACTTGAACCTGGAGAAGACGGAAAGAATGTCTATAACCCATCCACTAACGAATCTGGGGGAATTAAGGTTAGAGGAACTAAGGGATTAATGGAGGGTTTAAGGGATATTATAGGGGCTGAAATTGAGGATGTAAGGGTTGAGGATGTTGACGATAACGCAGTAGTAAATGCTAAAAAGAAAGCAGAAATCGATGCAAGCAGAAACATCTCTTTGGATGAAGAAGATACTGGCTTGGAGGTAGAAGATGATTTATTTGATTAACAATGGCCGAAAAAGAAGAGAAAGATTCCAATTACTGGAGTACCAAAAGAATAGAGGAACTTCTATTTAGGGTTGAAGAGGAGGGGCTTGATTACAAGTCTGTTGATAACCCCTTTCATGATGGTGACCCAGAGCTTAAGATGTCAAATCTTTTGTATGAGTATACACAAGACGAGATTTTAGAGATGGAAAGATGCGCAAAAGATGTTGTTTATTTTTCTAAGTACTGTAGGGTCATGACTGATGACGGTCTTTTTTATGTAAAACTTCGTGACTACCAAGAATCAGTTCTCCGTGAGTATCAAGCTAATAGATTTAATATATTTTTAGCACCTAGACAGGTTGGAAAATCAATTACTTCAGCTATTGTCCTTGTTTGGTATCTTCTTTTCAATCACGATAAAAATGCAATGATCTTAGCAAACGTTGGTTCTACTGCAGAAGAACTGATGGATAAGATCAAAGCAATAGTAAGAGGTCTGCCGTGGTTCTTAAAACCTGGTATGGTAGTAAACAATGTGATGTCTATGAAGTTTGATAACGGGTGTAGAGCAATTGCAAAAACTACTACAAAAACATCCGCAATTGGTTTTACAATTCACTTTCTTTATATGGACGAATTTGCTCATATCCACCCAAATTTTATAGAATCGTTTTTTAGATCAACATATCCTACAGTATCTTCTTCTAAGGTTTCTAGAATTATTATTACATCAACCCCAAATGGAATGAATAAATTCTATGAAATTTATAAAGGTGCTGTTGATGGTGAAAATAGCTTTAATCCTATAAGGGTTGATTGGTGGCAAGTTCCCGGAAGGGACGAAGAATGGAAAAAACAAGAAATCGCTAACCTAGGTTCTCAAGAATTGTTTAATCAGGAATACGGCAACCAGTTTTTAAGTTCCTCTACATTGCTTCTAGGATCTAACGAGCTTAAAAAAATTAAAGCAAACGAGGTTGAATATGAATGGAGGGACATTGATGTTCTAGAGGATGTTGGACTTCCGTATGACAATTTTAGATGGCATCCAAAATTCAGTTTGAATACTGATACTCTTTTCAATAATAGATTTGTTATTTCGATTGACTTAGCTGGTGGCGGAAAGGGGGATTTTACAGTTCTTAATATTTTTAAGGTGGTACCTCTGCCAAAAAAAGTAATAGAGGCCATGGATGATTTCCAAGATGAGTCTGACTTTTTCGGGCTTCTACAGGTTGGCATTTATAGGGATAATGAAATTGAGGTTGAGGATTTTAAAAAAATCCTCGAAGCCTTGGTTGTTAAGTTCTTCAATCCAGAAAATGTAAGGGTACTTTTAGAGATTAACTTTAAAGGTGAATTGCTTATAGACAAGCTCATTTTAAATGACGACTTTCCTCTCGAAATCTTTGTACACACAAAGCACACAGAATCTGCTAGGACGAGAAAGCCTGGTATAAAGTACAACGAGAAAAACAAGATGAAATACTGTGAGATTCTTAGATCTCAGATGAGGATGAATAGGGTAATAATAAACGAATCTACTTGGACTGTACCTGAGTTATTCTCTTTCGGTCTTAACACTAGGGGAACTTATTCAAGTCAATCTGGACACGATGATGTAGCAATGACGATTGTAAATCTTTCTGGGATGTTTGAATCCTCCGATTTTTATGATCTTGTTGGTGAATTGTATGATGAGCTTGGTGAATCTACCTACCGGGATCTTATAGATCTAAAGATGGAAGAAAATAGTGAGGATGGAGCATCAACCAAAGAGGGAGGGTTCTATAGCTCTTTCAGTCAGTTGCTCTAAATAATTTGCTTTTTCCGATATATACAATTACTAACCGAGTAGCATACAAAAATGCTGGTTTTGGTTTAGATATATAGTAGGCAAAAATATCTCTTGTACAATAATGGCAAAGAAAATCAAACTGGATTTATCCCAATTTAAAGCATCAGGAGTCTATACGCTTGAGTTTGACGCTTCAGAAAACGTCATTCTTACGTCTCAGACTATAAGATTGGTGGTGGGATTTTCGAATAAAGGACCTTTTAATGCTCCCGTGTATTTACCGGATGTAACTACAGCGGTAGCAATTTTTGGTGATATAGATAAGACTTTAGAGGCTAAAGGATCTTACTTCCACCGCTCAATATTTGCGTGTTTAAATACTGGCCCAGTATTTGCTCTGAATTTGTTGAATTTGAATAATGATATAGATAGCCCTACAGCTGATGTGGTTAACTATTTTGGTTATTCGATTGATACTGAGCAATCTAACGGGGTTCTTACCTCCAGGCTATATTCCTCCTTCTATAATAAGGAGAGATTTTGGTTTGCTGATACCGATTACTTCTTAGCTACACTTTCTGCTGTAGATACTGGTAGACTTTTTAACCTTGTTAACCTTGGTAAGGAAGCAATAAGTGTCATTGTTAGGAAATCAACTGATGCGGTTCAACCTTTACAAGGATATGATGTTTTTGCCTTAGATTGGTATGGAGCGGACAACGTTCCTAGCTTCATGCACCCATATGATTACATTTCGGATTACTTTATAGATGTTATCTCAGTATCTGGAGATTGGACTGATTACGAGACACTATCTTTAGACCCTAAATGGAGTTCATACTTTACAAGAAATGGATTTATAAAAAGCCAGATCAACAATTTCTTATCACAACCTGATGTGAATATTGTTACTTCAACCACAGGATGTTTAATCCCAGATTTTGTTGACCTGAATGGTAATAACCAATACATCCAAACGCTTATTAACAATAATACTCCTTCTACCGGTTTATTCTGTGCTGTTGATGAGGATGCAATGGATGATATCTGTACTAATCCTTATAAGATTGACCTTGTAGGACACCACTTAATTGACGAGCTTACGGCAGATAGGGACATTGTTGATGCAAGACTTAATTTCTTAAGCTATGATCAGAATCTTACTGCTGATTACCTATACTCACAAAATGTTACGACAATAACCGATGCAGCTACTGGTGCTAGTGGATCATCACCGGATTCTATAAATGTTGGTACACTACTAACTATTGGAGCTACCTCTACATATGGTGTAGGAGCAACAGCTTTCGATGGTTATGATCCTTCCCTTAAGTATGGAGGTTTACATTATGTAGTAACTAACAGCGGAGTTACCGGTGCTTCCCTTACTACAGCAGAGAAAAACGAATTGGTATCTTTTGCAACTCCAAGCGCTACCTCTTCGCCTTACATTATGGGTAGAGTTACTGGTTTATCTGGGTTAACTGGTTCAGTTATAAACCAATTCTCCGAAAATGACCTAGTAAAACTAAGAGTGTCTGGTGTTATTCAAACGGGTGGAGAAGTGCTCCTAACATGGACACACCCACTTGATACTGCATCATACTCTGCTCAAGGTGTCTCAGTTACTCCATATAGCAATATGGTGGGAGCTACATCTGGAAACATTTCTGCTGACTATTATCAATTTGCATCTTCTGATTATTTAGATATTACATCAGTTAGTTCAGTAACCGGTGGAACAGCTAGTAACGCCTTAACTGGACAATTGTCTACAGCATTCTACCAGGACTTGCTTTACGGTGAACTTGAGGATGGAGACCAGATTTGGTTAAATGAAACTGGAAGTTCCATTAATTATATTTCATACGAAAGCACAATTGATAGAGACCAATTTGCTGTAGCATATGCTAGGCAGTTTGATAACGTTGCTAGACAAAATCCAGACAATTTGGTAGATTATACTGCATTCTCCACGGGTTTACCTGGCAGCAAACCTTTTGCTTCTGACAATATTGGTCTTCCAGTAGCTGCGGGTAAGACGGATATAGTTTCATCTGTAGGCTCTATTAACCAGTTTATCGATGTGATAACACAAATAGATCCGACTAATTTCACTATATCTTCTTCACCATCATCCCCAATATCTGTTGGTGATCTTATAGTATCTACTGACCAGGATATTTGTGAAACCGTTGGTAGTAATAGACAATATAGGTTAACGAGAGTTACCTCGGTTGCTCAAACAACAACACCAAACGTTGTGCAAGTAACAACTGCAAGGCCTCTTTATTACTATGCGGGGAGTCCGATTCAAGTTCAGAAGTTTAAGTCAATACCTCAGTTTACTAGGTCTTTCGACTTCACATACCTGAATGGGTTTACAATGAGGGATTCCCACAGGCCAAATGGTACTGATGCTAGAGTATCTGAACTACTGGATGTAATGTACAACACAAACATTGCAGCGACACTTGCTGCTAAGGATGTGATCTCGTTCAGATACATCGTAGATACCTTCAGTGGTCAGATTTTGCCTAACTCTAAATATCAGCTTAGTAAGTTGGCAATGATGAGACAGAAGGCTCTTGCTTTAATTAACGCTCCTTCGATGGAGCAGTTTAGGGAGTCAACAGACCCTAGGTTTACTGATGCACCAACACAAACTAACCCGTATCCTTCACTGAAGGCACAATATATTTCGGAAGGTGGTAACTTATCTCTTAATCCTTCTTACACTTTCAGTTTACCTACTGAAGATCAAGGAGCCAAATACGCTGCTTTCTATACGCCATACTTAACGGTAAGGGAAAATAATAGAAATGTAAACGTTCCTCCTGCAGCTTATATCTCCAACAACTTTGTTAGAAAATTTGCTAATGGCGAACCTTACAGCATTATAGCAGGTCAGAAGAGAGGGGTAATCTCAGGACAAAACCTTGTCGGACTCGAATATGATTTCACTGACGAAGATAGAGGATGGTTGGAGCCAGTAGGTCTTAACCCTATAATTAAGAAGAGAGGCCTTGGTGTAGTTGTCTTTGGTAACCAAACAGCTTATCAAACTGTTAATTCGGCATTTAATTTAGTACACGTGAGGGACCTTCTCATCAGTGTTGAGAATGACGTTGAAGAGATCATGGCTAACTACCTATTTGATTTCAATGAAGATTCTATAAGACTAGAGATCAAAACCCTTGTAGATAACTACTTAGATGGAGTTAGAGCTGGTGGTGGTATTTATGCTTACCAAGTAATCATGGATTCTTCTAACAACCCTCCTTCTATTATCGATCAGAACATCGGTATTATTGATGTAATTATCGAACCTGCTAGAGGTATTCAGAAGTTCATAAACAGAATTACTGTTACAAGAACTGGTGGTATCGCTGCTGGAGGATTTATCCAATTCGCTTAATTTCAAAAAATTGAAAATTCGGATAAATATAAAAAAAGGACAAGACTAAATGGCTGGTTTACCACATTACCAAAATTCCATAAACTCGGTTAATAAATTTGAGCCGGTTTACCTTAACCAATTTGAGGTAAATGTTATACCACCTGCGGCTGTTTCTGGAGGTCCAGTGCTACTAGAACAAGTTGTTTCTGTAAGTGGTTTGGATGTGGATAAAAACCCTAGCTTTGTATCTCAGAAATATAAGTTTGCAAAGAGGAACTATGCTGGAGGTAAACCAGATACAACAACTCTGGATCTTGGTTTAAAGTTTACTGTCAACCTTGACGATGCTAATTCAATGTACGTCTTTAAGACGATGAGACAGTGGACTGATTTAATTTACAATCCATTGACAGGGGCGCAAGGAATTAAAGCAGATTATACTGGGACAATCGTTGTGTCTGTCTTCAATAAAAATGGTGATGTATTTAGGAGAATTACTCTTAAGGATTGCTTCCCACTAAAAGCAATTGATCCTATGGAGCTAGAATACGTAAATGGTACTACGCTCTATGAGATTAATATGACTTGGGCAGTTGATTACTGGGACGATTTATTCCTATAAAATATAACAAAGCATAAATGGCAGGTTTACCACATTTTAACAACTCTAAGGCAGCAAGGAATAACTACGAGCCGGTTTTCTTAAACCAGTTTGAGGTTCTTATAACTCCACCTAACGGTATCAATCTTGCTAATACTACATTTAAGGGTGAGAATATACTTACTCAGCAAGTGAAGAGTATTTCTGCCTTACAAGTTGATATACAGCCAGCTGATGCTGTTACCCAATATTACAAGTTTGCTGAAAGAAGGTATGCTGGTGGTGAACCATCTACATCTGATGTACAGTTTAATATGTCTTTCGAAGTGAACCTTAATGAGGACAATTCTATGGTTCTTTATAAGGTTTTAAGACAATGGTCTGATTTAATTTACAATCCATTAACTGGAGCAATGGGTCTTAAAAGAGATTATGTTGGTTCTATGGTAGTTTCTGTTTTTAATAAACAAGGTGATGTCTTCAGGAGGATAACACTGAACAATTGTTTCTTGGTAGAGCCAATTACTCCAATGAACCTTTCTTACGATATCGGAGATGCTCTTTATACCATTGATACTACATGGAAGTCAGATTACTGGAACGACCTATTCCTTTAATACGGAACTTAACTCCAATTTTTTTCTATAATTTCTGGTTTTTTTATACCAACGGTATATAAAGAAAATGTCAAATATGTCCGATAATAACCTTTCTCCAGAAGAAATACTCAGGGAAAAAGAAATCGCTGGTGGTATTAAATATGATGAACCAGATGGCTTGAATCTGGATACAGAGCTACAAGAAAATATTTATCCAGAAAAGCAGCCCGAAAATACAGAAGACCCTCTTGGTAACATTCATGAAGGTAAAGTTGAAAGTCAACCTTATGTGCAAGAGGCCGAATCTAAACCATTAGACCTTGGGTGGAAAAACCTCCCGATGGGGATGTTACCCTCTCAGGGATTATTTTATCCGGAAGCAACAAGAATAGCTATCAGACCAGCGGAGGTCAGGGAAATACGACAATTCTCAACAATAGATGAGGATGACATGCTAGATATAGATAACAAGCTTAATTTCATTCTTGAGGCATGCTGTAAAGTTAAGTTTGAGGAAAACGGAGGTCTTGTGTCTTACCGGGACCTAAAGCAAGAAGATAGGTTCTTTATCATCATGGCTATAAGGGACTTAACTTTTGTTAAGGGGGAAAACAGGATTATTGTAAACCCTGAAGGTGGATGCACTACAAAAGGATGCTCTGGGATGGAAGGTATTGAGCTTAGAACTGGTGTGTTGAGCAATTATGATATAGATCGGGATTTGCTTAAATATTATTCCACTACCGAAAGAGGTTTTGTTTTCCCTATTAGAAGAATAGGGAAAACTATAAAAATGTCGCCACCGTCAATTGGTGTAACAAAAGCAATATCATCTTTTGTTGCTGATTGTGTTGCAAAGGGTGAAGAAGTCGACAAGAGTTTTATAAAAATAGCTCCATTTTATTTTAATGATTGGAGAGGTCTTGATTATTTTAAAATCAAGGAGACTATGGTTTCTTCTTTGGAAGAATGGACAAAGGAGGAGTTTTCTGCTTATTTTGAATTAGCAGAAAAAATCAAGATAGGAACAAATCTAAGGGTAAGAGTAAAATGTGATTCTTGCGGTGCTGGGGAGGTCACCGCTCCAATTTACTTTCCCTCCGGGTTCAGATCTCTTTTCGTTATTTCAGATATCTTTAGAGAATTATTTTGATCTCAAGTTCCGTCTTTGGAGAGAACACACAATAGATCCTAATTGGCTAGAGTCAGTTCCTTTTTATGAATATCAGATTTGGCTAGATAAATTAAACGACTCTGTTGAAGAGGAGAACAAGAAAAAACTCCAGGAGAGTGGCCAGACCGAGGTCTTTAGCTTTAACAATAAGTGATAATCGTTAATGTCTGATATATAATCAGAAAATAACCCAATCTGTTAATGGTAAACGGATCTGACAAATTGCTAAGAGAACTTACTACTCTTTCTTCAAATTTTGATTCACTTTATCAAGAGCTTAAGGAATCTACTAAGGCTAATATAGAATCCTCCGAGAGTATAAAGAATCTGACAAGTGATATTAAAAAAGGAGCTATGCCCAGCGGGCAAGATTTGGAAAAGGCTTTTAAGGGATTTACCGAGTCTTTTACTAAAACGATAACTTCTGAGAATGATAAGCTCATCAGCGATTTAAAGGATAGTATTTCCAAGTCTCTTATTGAATCCTCCTCTAATTTTATTTCAAATTTACCTAGTCAAATTGCACAAGTAAAATCCGGAGAGCCAATAGATTTTAAAGGTATCCTGAGTAGTGGTGTAAAAAATGTTTTCTCTGATGTTATACCAAAAATTCCTGGACTGAAACAGGGTGGTACTGTTGAGGGTGATGGTATTGCGGTTGTTGGTGAGGGTGGACCAGAGCTTGTTAAGTTAGATAAAGGCAATAAAGTTAGGACTATGGAGCAGCAGATGATGGATATGATGCTTGCGGAAGAGAGAGAAAAAAATATAAAACTTGGAAGAATTGTACAACAAAACCCATTGCAAGCTGCACTTTCTAAGATTACATCCGACTCAAAGCTTATTAGCGAGTTTATAGAGTATTCTAAAAATGACCTAGACGAAAGTGACCAGCAGGAGCTTTTGGCTGATCCTGATTACCTAAAGGATGAATTTGATTATTTCCTCAGCGAAAGAGACCGAGAATATTTTACTCAAGAGGATCTTCAAAAGTTATCTTCGGCCTCGAATGCTCCTAAGGTAGAGACGATAAAGGATACAGAGGTTCTCAAGACTCCAAACCCAAGCGTTCCTAAAGTGGAGACAATAAAGGATACCGAAGTTCTCAAGACCTCAACACCAGTTGTACCTCAAAAATCTGAGGTGACGCCTAAACAAGATTTGGTTTCAGAACAATCTAAACTTAAGTCAGGTATATCCGGCGTAAATGATATAACAGCTTTGGTTAAATCAAAAATAGAAGATGCAAGGAAAAAAGGATCTGATGCTATGAGTCAAGTTGTAAGTACCTCGCAAGAGCTAAAGGAGAGAGTAACAAAACCATTTAATAAAGAAAGCGAAGGTAGTGGTGGTTCTAGTGCTAATAAATCTTCTAATGCTTTGGAAAAAATTAATCAAGCAACCGCAGCTCTGAAAGAATCCTCTTCTCCAACAAGCAGTACACCAGCAAAAAAGTCAAAAGAATCTTCTGCATCAAATACTCCTGCATCTTCCGACACAATGACTTCTAAGGACGTAAAGGAGATGAAATCTTTGCTTGCTTCGATATACCAAGCACTTAGATCACCGCTAACAATTGTTAACGACGTTCCGTTTAGACCAACGTCAAACAATTTCTAGCAATTGTTTATAACTTCATTTTTTCCCAACGTGGGAAAACGTTATATTTGTTTCTCAACTACTTTTTAATCCTGAACCGAGAATGGAAGAAGCATTTATTGATCCCTCTGATTTTTTCACCAAAGAAGATCTAGCAAAAGGAGATTATTGGATAGCAAGTCCAAGCCTTAGCAGAGTTATTACCTCGGATGATAATTTCAAAGAAATAGACGAAACCTTTTATTCCATTAAGGATAGGAAGATGGATAGGGTCTATCTAGAAATGGCAAAGGTGTGGGCTACTAATTCTTATTGCGAAAGGATGAAAGTTGGTAGTCTTATTGTGAAAGATAAATCTATTATATCTGACGGCTATAACGGTTCACCCACAGGTTTTCCAAACGTCTGCGAAGATTCATCTCACGTCACTTTACCTCATGTATTACATGCAGAGGCTAATGCGATTACTAAGTTGGCTAAGAGTACACAAAGCTCTGATGGTGCGACACTTTATGTTACAGTATCTCCTTGCTTTGAATGCTCTAAACTTATTATTCAGAGTGGGGTAAAAAGATTAGTGTTTAAGGAGTTATATAGAAAACTTGAATCGCTTAAGTTTTTATTCGACGCTGGAATTGAACTTGTTAGATTAAATAATAAATAGGAGGTAAAAAAGGAAATTACTGGGGGAATCAAAAATGGCAAAAGAAAAGAATATTCAAGTTTTAGCTGAAAGCTTCATTCAGACTAAAGGAGAGAGGGAATTCCGGCCTCTCTATGAAAGGGTAAAACCCGGAGTACTAAACCACTGTTATGGAATTCTTAAAGACTTTGAGTTGGCCGAGGATGCTTTCTTAAATGCAATGTCAAAAGTATGGCAGAAGATAGATCAATATGACCGCGAGAGGGGTAACTTTTCTACCTGGTGTTATAATATAGCTAGGAACGAATCTCTTTTACTTCTTAAGAGCAGGAAGCGATATATTTCACAAACTTCTGAAGAGATGGAGTACACTTCGGCGAAAGCTGAGGAAAGAAACCCTTCTTATGATATAGAAGACGACCCTCTCTGGGAATTTCTTTGTGGAGGAAATGATATTGACGATGTTTATGAACAAGTCATCGATGAGATCAAAGACCTTCCTCTTATCTATCGGGATATTATGATTGATCGTGAGATTAATGGAATGAAATACAAAGATATAGCCGATAAGTATGGAATAAAGAAGAGGTCTATTGCTACAAGAATTAGAAGAGCCCGTACTAAAATCCGAAAGAAAATGGAGGATGCTATGGGAAAATCTGATTTTAAATAATGGGAAGAATACTAGCTATATTTAGGATATTAAAGATCATTAGGGAGTTAAGGGTATACTCCCAATACAGGTCCACTGTAAAGGATGAGAGCATGAACTCTCCCTTTTGGACACGGTTGAGGCTGAGACATGATTGGCTTGGTAGAATTTACACTGTTGTAAATTTACCGCCGGAGGTAACACAATCTAGGGATTTCCCTGTCGATGCAAGACCTGCCTACGTTTTTGAAGAGATTAAATCGGTAAACGACTACTTAACTAAGCTAAATTTGCAAGAGATTATTACTCCCGTACTTAAGCCTCTACCCGAAACAAACGGGGATTCATATTTGGTTATTTATTACTTCTTTTTTAGGCATTTGTCTTGGCTTTGGATTTTAAGATTTTTATTAGAGGTAACTGCTATTACTTTTGTTTTTTTGAAATTGGAATTAATTATAACTTATTTGGGATTTGCTTAATTTAGAGAAGACAAAACAGGATTATCAAAAGAAGCTAGATATTTTTAAGGACTCTAGATTTATTTTTAACGAGTCTGTTCATACATATCATTTTGATGGGGTCAAATATGATTCTGTTACTACCTTTCTTAAAAAGTTTAAAGTCCCCTTTGATCGTGAGTATTGGGCTAATAGAAAAGCCGATGAAAGAGGTGTAGACGTTTCTGTTATAAAATCCGAATGGCAAGAAAAAGCGAATGTCGCAAATGCTCTTGGAACCAAGGTTCATAAGTGGATAGAAGATTACTGGACAGGATTGGATCCTGAAATGCCAGAAGACCCGGAAGTTAGGAGTAGGGTCGAAAAATTCTTAGTCCTTAGAGATGAAAGATTTACAGACCTTGTGCCACTGGAGTCTGAGTTAAAGGTATTTTCGAAAAAATGGAGATTAGCTGGAACCGTGGATCAACCCTTTCTTATGTGGGACAAGAAAGAAAATAAGCTTTTGTTCCTCATCGGTGATTGGAAGACCAATAAGGAATTTAAGGACGATAATCATCCAAAGGGTAGATTCAAAAAACTTTTGCATCCTTTCGTGGATCTTTATGAGAATTCTCATAATGAATATTCCATACAAATTAGCCTGTATAGGCTAATAATAGAGGAAGAAACCGGATTAGAAACCCATGGAGGTTTCCTTTGCCACATTGGGCCTCAAGACAAACCTAAACTATATCCTGTAAAAGACTTACGAGAAAGACTTAAGATATATTTGCAACATAATCGGGAAGAATTCGATGTTTTCGATATCTCCGAGTGAAACATTACTGTTTAAATAACTAAAAAATAAAAAGAAATCAAATGGCAAAGTCAAAAAAACAAACACAGCCAAAAGTAGTAGAACTAGATGCTGACCAACTTGCAGATTCAGTGGGTGAAGAAGCTCTTTCTCGTTTAAATGAGGGAAGGATTAAAGCTGCTGAGGAAAACCTAGAAAATGCAAAAAAGAGAGTAGCTACCAAAGTTTATGCAGTCCAGTTTGAATCAATGGATCACATAGATAGATTTATCAGTTTTATGGAAAATGAGGCAGAATGGAAAGAAAAGGAGTCTCTTGGCGTTATTGAAATTTGTAAGGTTTTGGATAATCTAAAATCTGATGGCATTAAGAACAATATACTTTACTTACAAGCTTTGCCTTTAGAAGCAAGTCACTATTTTATATCTAAGCAAAGTGGTAAAGGACTTAAAGAAGCTAAGGAATTTATTTCCCTTTTGAAGCCTTTTGAACAAGGCCTGGAATCTGCAAAAGCTGATGCAAGAGAGATTCAGGATTTAGAAAAAGAACTCGCCGCAGCTCAACAGGGGCTTGAATTAGCCTAGAGCACACTATACAAAACCATTATATAAAATAGGCCTTGAGTGATCTAGGCCTATTTTTTAGTGTATATGGATTTGGGTTAGATATATAGTAAAACTAAAATTGTAAATAATCATGGTACAAAAGATTAAAGACAACTTCCAATTCATAGTATTAGGATTTCTAGTATTGGTTTTTTTCAGACAGTGCGGGGTAAACAGAGACATCGACCGTATTGAAAAGGAGCTCAAAGCATCCAACACAGAATTAAATACCAAACTTGACTCGATCAACACACTTACAAAGGCTGAGATCAGGCATGAGATGAATCAGGTAATGTTTCAGTTCCTTATTTATGAGGACGATTTTGATAAGAAGAGAATTTCACTTTCTGAGATTAAAAATAAGATAGAAGAGAGTGAAGAGTAAATCAAAATTGGTAAGCGGGTTTATCATAACTACTTTTGTGTCTCTGTACCTTATGGTGTCTGTGATATCCACTATCCACGTTATCGACTTCTTTAAGCTTTCCAATCCTACTTGGTTAGCAATTTCGTTAGCTATTGCATTTGAGGTTGGTGCTGCAGCTTCCCTTGCTTCTTTGATTGCAATGGAGAAGATGAACAAATCCCTTGTATGGTTCCTATTCATACTTTTAACAGCAATGCAGGCTATGGGGAACACGTACTATGCATTTGTTAACCTTGGTGATTATAGTTCATGGTCTGAGCTATTTGGCTTGATTGAGGAGGAGAGAGTTTTCCAAAAGAGAGTGCTTTCAATTGTTTCTGGTGCTATTTTACCTATCGTAGCACTTGGCTTTATCAAGTCACTGGTTGACTATATTAAACCAGAGGAAGTTGAAATAGATGGTGGTGCATCGGATGATTCTTGGAATTCATCAGTTGACACCGGGTTGGATGATGCTGATGATATAAGCGAACCTCTAATTTATGATTCTTCTTTAGATATGATTAAACCTGATGTTATGTCTTCACCTGTCTATGAAGAAGCACCTCAAGATGATTTCTATGGAGCACAAGCTATCGAAAAAGAAATTGTGGAAGAACATGCGGAGGTTAAAAATTCAATTATGGAGGATAACGTTGAGGTAGTTAATGTAAATGCGAACAAAATAAACCCGCGTATTAGACCTAAAGTGGTAGAAATGCCGGAAAATCCCGACATAAACCCTACAAGACTTTAAGATGAGTGCAAATATAGGTGACAATTTAGAAATCTTCGGGGGTGGATCTAGTAAAGGTGGAACTGGATCAGGCACTCCTTTCGGCTATGGCGATAGTAACCCAGCATTAACGACAGGTCAGTCTGGTCCTTTTGATACTAGATATACGTTAATTGCTAACACTCCTGGGTCTATGAGAAGAGTAAATCTTACCTTCTCAAACTATAACGATCCACACGAGGTAAGGATATTTCAGACTTCGATGAATGTTACCTATCAAGCAGATATAGATGAAAAATTAGATCTTTCTGAATATTTTCACCCTTTACAGTCATTTTCAGGATACCAGAGACAATCTTTTGTGATCTCCCCTGACACCTCTATTAATTTGGATCCTGGGGATTTTGACACTACTCTGGGTGAAGTAAGTCTTGTTATGGCAAGAGCTCATTATTATGCTGATGCTGAGGAAGACCAAAGACTTCTCTACTGGCATTATAACAGTGGATTAAGATACATTATGTCTGATATGATGATGCTTACAGGCCAAGTTAAACCTGATGCTTCCTGGAAGGGGTGGCAAACTCTGCCTGATATGGATGACCAGGTTGGATATACTGGGGCAGCTACTGGTGGATTTGTATTTTCAAATCCTACTGAATATCCGGTTAAACTTACAATATTAACAGCAAGCTAATGGCAACAAGACCTATTATATGTCCACCTCAGCCTATTGAGGGATTTCTTTTTAGAAAGGATAAGTTTGTTCTGGAGGAGGATTACAATATCACCAATTTTTTTGACTTTAGTGACTTACGGGATGAGGTAATTTCCTATTCAAGACTAAAAGTAACCCTTAAAAGGAATAAAAGTGTAAAGATAAGTCAAACTGACATTGGGGACTCTAACGGATTTGTTAAATGGATAGCAGTTAAGGTAAAGTACCCAGCTCCTAGAAATCCGATTCTTTATGGATCCCAGACACCTATTATACCGGGAGTCCCAACTCCAACAAACGGTACCCCTCAAGTCAAGAAATACATCTATTGGACATATAGAGGAAATACATATAATGTCGGGGAACTAATGATTCTAACTGGTGGAAAGTTAGGGTCAACAGATTCCGAAAAAACCGGATGGAACCTCAGTGAGGATTTCCTGCCGTATGAAGACGGAGGAATTACGTTCAGCAACCCTCACACTGACATTGACGTAAAGCTTGAAATTATTATAGCAAGATAAGTTTTTCCAAAAAATATGATTTGGAAGAATATATAATGGAAAAGTTTCAATATCACAGGTGTGATATATAGAAAGCAAAAAAACACAAGTAGAATGGACTTACTTAATCAATTAAAAACTCTTAGGGAAACAACCACTAACCCTGAAGT